CGGGTAGACAGTCGGGACTACCTTCGGCACTTGCTTCACGAACGCCGCCCGGGGCGACTGCTGAGGTTCGCGATGCTTTACGTCTTCCTGCGTAGCGATGCTCTTATTGATTCCGAATCCCATGTAACCGAGGATGCGCCCGAGGCATGACGTCGCCGCGTTGGCGGCTTCACTGCCGCGCGTGTAGGGCGTCGTGCCGGGGAACTCTTCCCATGCGTGCCCGACCATCGGGACGAGATCGTCGGCATGACGGCGCACGACCATCTGCACTTCGACGAATAACTTCCCGCCCGCTTCGACGATCTTCGGCGGTAGTTCGGCGACGCGTAGGTCGGGGAACTTTTCTAGTGCTGCTCGTAGCCGTTCGTTGACGGTGACGTAGTCACCTAGTGAGAAACTCATCATCTGCCTCCTGTGGTAGTTCGTAGACGAGTGTACTCATGGGGCGTAATAGGGCTGCGGAATGGTGGCGGGCTTGCCCTTTGACGGGATGCGGAGGGAACGGGGCGTCGGTCGCATTGGCGTAGGCCTCAGCGGTGAACGCCCATCCGTTGAGCCGGATAAGGGCGTCTTCGTCTTGCTTCATGATCGAAGCGCCGACGATGAACTTCGCTTTGTCAATGTCGGTTTTGTAGACGCGGACGTCGTGGTAGGCGGAGCCGAGTTTTCGGCCTCGGACTTCGATCGGGCCTACGTCGGCGGCGTGCGGGTCGTAACGCTCGAAGAATCGCTCCGATAGCCCGGTGGCGATGGAGACGGCGAGTTCGCATAGCGTCCCGACGAGGTCGGCTTCATGTGCCGGGAGGCCGACGGTCGCGGTCGTGCCGTTCCGCATTTTGTAGAGACGCGCTTCGTCTTCCCGGCGTTGTGCTTCTTCCCGGGCGTAGTTGACTTGCCATCGTGCCAGTTCGACGTACTCGAACGGCGACTCTCTCATTGTTTGCGAATGAGTCTCAGAATGTTTATGAGTGTCGCGCCGTCGATCAGATACGCCCAGTCTTCGGCGTTGCTTTTGCCGTGAAGTTTTATGCCGAGAAACGCATAGGCCGAATCTTTGTGAGCCTTCTGCACGTTGAGTTTTGCTACCCATGCGGAGAGTTCTAGTTTTCTTCGGTCTTTGACTTCGAGCACGACCTCCGGGTGAACTTCGATGTCTCCGATGTCGTCGTGATGCCCGGCGACGATGCGGCGCACGTCGAAGCCGTTATGGTCGAGGAAGTCGACAACCGCCCGCTCGGCTCGGTCGCCCTTGTCTTTGGGGCGGTTCACTTTCCTCATCTTATGCGAAGTTTCCCGCGTGCTTCGGCGATACTTGCGAAGCACCATAGGTAGCCGGCGGCGTCGACAAGTGAGTCGCGATGAATAGCGTCGTCGTCGATGTTGTGCCGTAGCCGGGAGAGTTTGACGGCGACCATGAAGAGAGCGCCCTCTTCGGGTGTGAGATCGACGCCCGACAGTAGACGGAAGATTTCTACGGTGCGCGTGTAGTCGTCTATCGGGGGGCCGTAGGCGTCATTGCGATCGTTGTGAGTTATTTCGTGCGCTTCTTTGAGGATGTCGTCGAGCATTAGTACGGGCTCACGGTGTGCGCGAGACGTTCTAGGCGTAGCATCTCGGCGCTCATGTCTGCGATCTGTGCGATAGCCCAGTCGAGTTTCTTTATGGCGGCGATGAGGTCGTCGCGTAGTAGTTCGTCGTCGGTGTGATTCGCGTGTTCGCATAGTCGCGCTTCGAGCGGGATGCGTTGCCATTCTTCTGGTGCGATCATGAGCGTCTATCCAGTATGACGACTAGGGCGAGCGCGGTGAAGAGGTAGGTGATGACGACGTAGTCCCAGAAGTTCACGACCCGACCGCCATCTCATAGGTTGACCATTGCTCGAAGCCGCCTTCTATCCAGATAAGCCGGGCGGCGAGCACCGATAACTCGGGGTCGTCGAGGTCTTCGCAAGTGTCGAGGATGCCTTTCGCCTGTAGGTAGCCGTCGGGCCAGTAGCGGTTCGGTTCGCACCATGACGGCCCGTGAATCTGAAGGATGCCGTACGAGACGCCCTTCGTGAGGTCGCCCCGGGCGTTGGTGAGGCATCGGGATTCGTGCCATGCGATGCGGTCTAGTATCGCCGACTGATCGGGTGTGAAGCCGACGAGGTAGGCCATGTCGTAGACGGGCGGGCAGATACCCCGACGGGCTATTTGCGTCGTTTCTGGCGCTTCCTGACGCGTCTGGGGGGCTATGTCGGCGTACGGGTCGACTACGGCGGTCGCCGGGGCGAGGGCCTGCTCGGGAGGGAGTGCCGAGAGGCCTCCTACCCCGACGACGCCTAAGGCTGCTAGTGCGATGATCGTGAGCGGGTTCATGCCGCGCCATCGCCATCGGTTGAGCCGTCGAAGGGTTGCCCGATGACGTTCAGTTTTAGGGGAAAGGCTTTTGACCATTGGGCAGGGTGATCGTGAACGGAGACGGGGCCTTCGACGGCGCGCATCTGTATCGACGCTGACCTCACCCTACCCGAATCGGTAGTAATAACGGTAACTTTCATTTGTAGGCCGTCTTCGGTGACTCCGAAGAGGCGTTGGTAGTGAAACATTTCAGCGTTTTTATCACTCATTTTGGGCCTCCTTAGTGCTTACCGATAACGGTAACTAATCGCTGTGAGGAAGTTGTGGATACCCGAGGACGACCGTTTTGTGCACCATTCCGACGGGGATCGATAGCACCCCATCGATGTAGTCGTCGCATCCGACGCTCTGAGCGATGACGACGTGCCCGGGCTTCGCGTCCGGGAGTAGCCATCCGACCGTGCGCACGACGTAGGGGTCTTTGTCGAGTTCCGCGACATCCATCCATTGGCTTGAGGCGTGCGCGTCGTGCCATTCGACGAGAACGAACGTCGCCCCGAGTTCACTCATGAGCGTCTTCGATGTGTTGCTTTAGGGCTTCGGCTACGTCGTCGACAGAGTCTTCGATTTCGTTGAGATGCTCGGAGATGTGTTCGAGGGTTGCTGAGACTTTGGCGTGATCTTGCGAGTTCTCTTTTCGGGCCCGTTCGATAAGTGCCGCCGGGAGGCCTGCGGCGATGACGCCGAACGCGGCGATGATAGCGACGACGATCGTCTCGTTCATACGGCGATTCCTGCGGGGAGTTTGTCGCCGAGGGTGTAGCGGATGTGCCACGGTTCGGACTGTACTTCGTGGCTCCATCCGTAAGCGGCATAGTTCGCGAGTAGCCATTCGAGGCGCCCGTTTTGTGAGACGTTCCAGATGTCTACCGCGAGGCCCCATCCATGATTCGACGTTCCGGGTGCGGCGACCATTGCGAGCCCCGGCTTGAGGTAGTAGGTGACGCCGTTCCATGTCCGGGAGGGGCGGCCTTCGAGTAGGTCGCGGGTGTAGCGCTGCTCGAAGACTGCCTTCTGCACCGAATAGGGCCGGTAGGCGTCGAATGATGAGGTCGGCTTGAGAACGATTCCGTCTTGCTTCGCGGCGCGTTTCATCGCGTCCCATGCGATCGCGGCAGTCGTGAAGAGTTTCCCGCCCGGCTTGATGTCGTGAAGAAGTGTCGGGTCTAGTTCGCCGTTTTTCTGTCCGATGAGCGCGGACGGGAGGACGAGTTTCCGGACGGGAAGTTTATTCGGAGCCACGACCGAACGCCGCATCCTTCGGGTTCGCCCATCGCATGAGAGGCGGTAATAGTGCGGCGAGCGCGGCCTTGCCAAGATCGTCCGGGGCGTAGTTGCCGGTGGAGGCGACCGCGATCACGGCGGCGACGACGCTCCGAACGTATGAAGTGAGCGCGGCCTTCTGAGCGTTAGACAGTTTCATCGTCGGGCTCCGGCGGTGGCGGAGGAACGATAACGACGCCATTCTTGACTTCCCATCCGATAGCGGCGGGGTTCTCGGGCGTGTATTCGATGAGATGCGTCGGGTCGGTGTTGATCCAGTCGGCGGCGACAACTTCGACGTTGACGACGACGCCGTTCGTGACGTTCGGGGCGACTACTGCGACAGTTCGTTCACTCATGGTCTACTCGAATGTCTCGATGTAAACGTAACCTGAGCCGCCTGCTGCGCCGTTTGTGCCTGCCGTGCCGCCTGCGCCAACAGTAACGGTGATACCTACGGCGGGTGTTACTGCGCCACCTGCCACAATGTAAGCACCGTTAGTTGCCATTATTACACCGCCTTCTGATAAGTGTGTTTCTTGTCTAAACAGAGAACCCGTAGCACCTTGCCCGCTATTCGTTGCACCAGCAGCCGCACTTGCGTAACTTACAGTTATGTTTAGGTTTGCCGCTGTACCACCTGTTGCGGTAATCGTGCCACCTGCGAACGCAACCGAACTATTGCCGCCTGCGCCGCCACCCGTTTTACCGTTGCCGCCGCCGCCTGCGAGAATGTGCGCCACCGCATAGGTGACGCCGGCTGCCGGGGTGAATGTGCCGGATGCGGTAAATGCAGTGATGCGAGGAGTTTTCACGGAGCCACCTGTTGGGAATACTAGCGCAACGGACGCCGAGAGAAACGTGATCGACGCGCCTTGATACTGCGAGAGCACTAGCGAGAGGCCGTTGAGGGTGACGCCCGCCCCGGCGGTGATGGTGGTCGCGCCCGCACCTTTGTTGAGGACTTCGATTGTGTCGCCGACCGCAAAGATGGAGTTATTCAGCGTGACGGTGTTTGCTGATGCGACGTTCATGACGATTCGCTTGCCGACATCGCCGACGACCGCCGTGTAACTTGCGGTCTGATCGTTTATCGGGAGTGTCGTAATCGCGTTGAGTTGGGCGGCCTGAAGTACTGCCCCGGCGACGAATGGGAAGGGGGTCGTCATAGTTCGCTCATCCTACCTTATGCGGCTAGCACGTTATCTGAATCCATGCGCCCGAAGACGGCGTCATCTAGTTCCAACTCGAAGACGACGTCGGTCGGGGCGGTGTAGAACGTGACGGTCTCGCCGCGTAGGTCTACCCGGTGCGAGATGCCCTCAACGGAGAGTTCCTCGGTGACGGTGAGCGGGCTTCCGGTCGTGAATGTGCGGGTCACGGAGATCGTGTCGCCGATGTCGACGGCGGCGACCGCGTTCTTTTGGGGTGTAGTCAACGATCCGAAGAATGTCTCAACTCCCGAGAAACGGGGCTCGGGTTCCCCGGCGAGTAAGTAGTTGGCGAGGGTGAGGGCTTGCGCGTCTGTGGAGAGTAGCGAGTTCGTGATCGCTTCGGCCTGCGTGAAGTAGAGGGCGATAGAGGGCGCGTCGGTGGCAGTTTGAGCGGTTCCGCCCGGGCGTTGCACGGTGACCCGGTTGAGTACCGATTCGACGGTGAAGTCGACGAACACTTCCCGGTAGGGAGTTTGTGCTCCGGTGTCGTCGAAGACGACGCTCGGCCCGGAGAGGGTGTTGCCGATGCGGGGCTCGAAGACGAGGTCGCCGTCCGATGGGCGCATGAAGAGACGTCCGCGTTCCGCTGAGTCGATTTGCCGTAGGTAGTCGAGGGCGTTCGTCCCTTCGCTGATCGCGTAGTTGCCGAGGGTTGTCGTCCCGGTGGAGATGTCGCGGGTCGTGGCGCTGAAGCCGACCTCGGCCCGGTCGAGGATGGTGGTGACGCGGGCCGATGAGAGTTCCGCCGATGGGGTGAACGCGTTGAGGAACGCGTTCGCAAGGATGAAGAAGTCGTCGGCTGCGATGATCGTGACTTGAGGTATCTGTTTCGGGCCGACGTAGTCGTAGACGAAGTCGACGACGCGACCTCGGAAGATGACGAGAGAGTTCCGCGTGATCTTTATTTGACGGAGCGGGGAGAGGCCCGGCGTGTCGTCGGTTTCGTCGTAGTAGACGCTCGCTTCGTTGTACGGGTCGAACGCTCGGGTCGTGTCCCGGGCGATGATCGTGGCACGGCCCGGAGTGATGGAGTCGAGTACCTTCTTTTTGCCGCGTTCTATGTTGACGGAGACGACGTCTATCTCGGCGAACTGATCTACTCCGTCGAGGACGTAGGTCGTGTTGTCGAGGATGCCTTGCTGCGTGTCGTCGAGTGTGAAGCCGTCACCGAATCCGATGTCGAGTTCTACGGTGAGCGTTCCGCCTGTGATGATGTTCGCGGGCATGGCTTAGGCCGCTATCTGAACGTCTAACGGCCCGCTTACGAGGTTGTACTGCTGCAAGGCTTCTGCGACTTTGTTCGGGAACTCTCCGTCTGTCGTAACCGTGTTGATCGTGATGTTGACGACGTCGGGGAGTTGCCGTTGACGTTCGTCGGCGAACGGTACGAACTGCCCGGTCGCGAAGTCGAGGCGTAGATTCTGTGAACCGCCGCCGGGCAGACTCCCGAATCCTTGAGGCGCTACGCCACCACCACCACCACCACCACCGCCACCACCGCCCGAGGCGGCTGCGATCGTTGGGGCGACTACGGTCGGGACGCTCGGAGTAATCAGTCGGCTTGCACCGGAGCGATCGAATGAGTCGGTTACGCCTGAGACGTCGGGGGTTCCGCTTCGTGTTGGCGCTACCGGGGCGGAGCCGAAGTCTCCGCCGCTGAATGAGACGGCGCCGATCGGGTCGATGTTTACGCCGGGGAGAAGGTTGAGCGCTCGAATAGCAAGGTTTACGCCGCTGATGACGCCGTTTATCATGCCCTCGAATGTTTGCACGACGAAGCCGGCGACCTTGACGAGGAATGATCCGAGGGTTCCTAGTGCTCCCATGAGGGTAAA